ACTGGCGGTGGAGGTGGTAATGTTAATGAAGCATTTAAAACAATCTCCGTTGCAGGTCAAAGTGATATCGTAGCTGATGGAGCTGAAGATAGTATTACTTTTGTAGCTGGTTCCAATGTTACAATTACAACTGATGCAAACAATGATGAAATTACAATTAACGCATCTGGTGGTGGAGGCGGTGGTGGCACCGACCTTAACAGTTTATCAGCTGGTGCAATAGACGTAGCTGCAGATAGTTTTGGATTTATTGATGCTAATGATTCTAATGCTTCTAAGAAAGAATCAATTGTAGATTTTGTTGCAGCAATTGCAGGTACTAATTTATCAGCTAGTAACGGTGTATTAAGTGCATCTGGTGGAGGGGGTGGTTCATCTACTCTTGCAGGATTAACAGAAGTTAATACTGCTGACCTTGACCTTCACGATATGGCAGCCACTGCTGTTTCAACTTACTATGTTGTTGGACCTGATAGTTCAAAATACACAATGGACCAACTACCTGGTGATAATCCAACAGTTTATGTTCAAGCTGGACAAACAATAGGTTTTGAATTAAATGGTGCTACTTCAAGTCACCCATTTGAAATCAGACAACCTGATGGAACAACTGCTTATAATACAGGTCTTGTTCATTACGGAAATGATGGTACTAAATCTACTGGTTCTAATGCTCAAGGTAAATACGAAGGTACTCTTTACTGGAAAGTTCCTGGAAATATAAGCGGAACATACCATTATATTTGTACATCTCACTCATCGATGATTGGTGATATTGTTATTTCTGACCCATCATCAAGTGGTGGAGGTGGAAGCCTTTCTCGTGTAACAGAAACACAGACAACATCTTCATTTGCTAACTTAGACTATTTAGAATTTACAAATTGTGGTAAATCATTTGCAATTTACGAAATAGTTGCTGAAAAAGAATGTCGTATAAGAATATATTCAGATACTGCATCAAGGTCAGCTGACTTAAACAGGTCTGCAGCAGATGACCCACCAGAAGGTGCAGGTGTTATTGCAGAATTTGTTGCGACTTCACCAAATACTACATTTAAAGTTACTCCTGCTATTTACGGATGGCTAGACAACAACGAAACAGAATTACCTATGACTATTACAAATAACACAGGTAGTTCAACAGATATGGATGTTACAATTACAGTACTTAAATTAGAGTCATAATAAATGGAAAAAACTAATTACATCGTAATGCTTCAGCCAGGTACTGATGAACCTGAATTTTTAGCTAACGAAGCTGCAGGAATGACTGTCAAAAGTAATTTGAGTAATATTGATAGTATTATTTCTATGCTCTTAACTGAAGATGAAGTTAATACACTCAATGAAAGCGAAAAAGTAATTGGTATAGAACTTCCTATACAAGTAGAACCAACTTTATATTATTCAAATCCTCCAGTATTAGAAAGAAGTGCAGAATTGATTACAGGGTCTTTGCCATCTGGTTATCAAAATCTCAATGGTGCAGATTTTGGTGGAACACAGTTTTATTTTACTGGTAACATGAACGATGATAATATTACATCAAGTTCTGGCAATGTAGGATACTTTAATAGTTCACCTGAAAACGAAGACAGAAGAGTATCTGCAGATATTAAACAAAACTTTGCAGGACAATTTGTTGATATAGTTGCAATGGAAGCTGGAACTGGAAGTCCTTTATATGACGAATATCCAACACATCCTGATTTTATGTTAGGGTCTGAAGCTTCAAAACTTTTAGGCGAAGCTATTACAATAGAGCTTACAGCCACTGCTGACGGTACAAACAATTGGGTTATTAGTGGAACAGATAGAGCAACGACACATTCAAATGCATCCGACCCAGCTATTACTATGTATCCTGGTGATACATTAAGAATTACAAACGGCGAAGGTTCAATGCATCCATTTGAAATCCAAGCTACTGATGGAATGGATATATCAAGTGCACTTACAAATAACGGTGGGTATACAGGAGCGGCTGGTGGAAACGTTATTGTTTTTGAACCGACTTCTGCAATGACATACGAACAAGCTACGTCATTATTAGTAGGAACTCCTGGCACAAATATAAGATACATATGTTCAAATCATAGCAACATGAGTGGTCTACTTCGTGTTGAATATAAAAGAAGTAGATTTGTTCGAATGGATTGGGAAGACTATGATAGTGCTTTAGTTTCTCAACAACAAATAACAGATAATTTAGATTGTTTTTCATCTCATGCTATAGGCGTATTAAGTGCAGCAGGTGGAACTTTTAACGGATGGGCCAAAGCATCAAGCCTTAGAGTCATTTATACAGAAGACGGACTTGCAGAAGGATATAACGCAATATTACAATGGCATAAAACTAAAGCAGTTAATCCAGTCACAGGAGTTCGTAACGCAACAATTGTTACTGGTGCTTATGGATATACTAATGCAGAAAATACTGAAGCTGTGTATATTAACGATATACAATCTTTAACATATTATGATGCTGATAATAATGCAACAACAGTTAATAGACCAGGTAGTAGTTGGGGAACTGACTTAAGTGTTTTTATTGACAATGGAATTTATCCAAAAGTTATTAATGACCCAAATGATAGTACAGATAAATGGTGTGTTGTATGGGGATTTGGCGGACGTTACGGTACACAGTTTGCAACAACATTTAATCCTTTAGGTCCTATCTGGGATAGTTTCACTACAGACGGTTCTATATACTCATTTAAGAGTGCAGGAAATTATGGAAATATTTTTTCTCGTTCAGACCATCCATCATGGAATACATCAGTAGTAATTGCTGCAGGGTCTGGTTTAATTGAGATAGAACGAGACACCTCGCAAGGTTACGATGCATTCGATTTACAACCCGGTAATTCATTTTCTAGTGCTACAACAAGATGGCCAGCACGAAGCTATAGTGAAGGAAGACCAGGAACATTTACAATAGGCGCATCACAACATAGTGTAGCAAATCCTTTAATGGACGATTATAGTTCTAGAGGACAAGGAATTGATTTATGCGGAATGGGTGCAAATACATGGACTGCAAACCCAATATATTCTTTTAATGATGGTAAATATGGTTATTTTAGCGGAACAAGTTGTGCAGCACCTCAAGCTGCAGGAGTTGGTGCTTGTATAATTGATGAATTTTTTAGTCAAAGATTTACTTATCCATCTCAAGATAAATTTAAAGAATTAGCAGTTAGAAAGTCACTAGACATTATTGCAGACGAAGAGTTAGTAGATTTTGAAAACTTACCTTCAGCTGGTAACTTTAATTCAGATAGACTTTACAGTGCAGGAACAGTTTGGAGAATTACTCAAGGACGAGCTGCAAACGGCGGACAAGACATAAGTATTAAAGCAGGAACACCACCATATAGAATGAATATGGATTACACTCTTTTAGAAGGCCCTGCTGGTAAATTTATAGGACAACCAAGAGGTACTCTAAATGGTAGACGACCTGCTTCTGGTAAACTATATCCAAGACCTAAGATAAAAGTTGGAACGTAGATGATGTGTATAAATAATTCTATCCAATATAAATTACAAACGAGCTCACAATGGCAGAAATATTAAGTAATAGTTTTAAAAGTGATGTCACAAGGTTATTCATAGATGACCTTGCTAATAATGATTACTATGTTTTCGTTTCTGGCATTGATACGTTCTCACCAGAAGATGCACAAGCTTCTAAAATTGGATTTTTAGAACGAACGCTTTTTGGTAAAAAAATTCTAAATACAGACATCCATTTTATGGTCAAATATTATCCTTGGCAGGTTGGTCAAACATATGTCGAGTATGATGATAATGTTAATTTAACAGACCAAAGATTTTATGCAGTCGTAGGTCCAAACGATAACGATACTGGTGATTATAGAGTTTATAAATGTTTAAATAACAATAATGGCGGAACAGCATCCACACCGCCAAATTATGATGTAACAAATACAAATCAAATTTATATTACAGCTGATGGATACGTTTGGAAATATATGTATGTTATATCTCAAATAGAATTTGATGCTTATAATGCAATTGGTTATGTTCCAATTGTACCAACACCAGTACCAAATAATCCAGTACCACCAACACTTAGCACAGTTTCGGATATAGTTGTTGAAAATCCAGGAGATAATTTTGGATATGAAGAACACAGAGGTGGACTTGTTGCAACACCATATAACTCTGGTGTAATTATCGTAACGCCGTTTACGGATTGGAGTCCAGTAACAAATTACTTTACTGGCCAATTCATGTATACAACGAACCCTGCTAATGGAGTTTCACGCTTATTTGAGATTACCTATTATAGGTACAACGAATTAACAGGTAATGCAGAAATTAGAGTTGGTGCAGAATATTTAACTGGAGTAGCTACTCCAGATTTAGCAGGTGTTGATAGTAATGCTAACTTTAAAATACTTCCAAAATTAGAAATCATTGGTGATGGTACTGGAGCAGTAGCAATACCAAATATTGTTAACAATAGAATTACGACCGTTACTGTACTAGATGAAGGTAATGGATATACAAATGCAACTGGCAGAATTGTAGACCCAGGCGCAAATCAATTTTTACCTGAAGATAATACAACTACAGATATTCGTGCATTGATACGACCTCGTTTATCACCACCAGGTGGTCATGGATTTAGCATGATTGACGAATTAAAATGTAAACACTTTTCGATGTATGGATATATTACAGCAGAAGATAATACAAAAATCGGCGATGTAAATACTTACGGTGGTGTAGGTATTGTGCGATCACCCGACTTTGACACAGGATTTACAGATTTAGTATTTGATAATAGAATAGCAGTAGTAACAGATGAATACAATAAACTATCTGCTAATAGTACTGTTATCCAAGTTGATAGTAATAACGAAACAGTATTTAGCGCAAAGGTGCACGAAATTGATGAAAATGCAAATACAGTTTATCTTGCTGAATACCTAGGACCATATTCAAATAATCCTTCAACAGGTTCAACATTACACGACAACGCAACAACAAACGACGTACCATTAGATTTAACTTTACCATTTAGAAATGAAACTGGCCAAACAATCAATATAAATAGTCCGGTAGCCTCTAATGTTACGCTATCAAACTATATGCAGAAAACTGGTGAAGTTTACTTTATGGAAAACTTCTTCCCACTAGCTAGAACAGACCTATCGCGTGAGGAATTTAAGTTTGTACTGGAATTTTAAGGAAATAAAATAAATGCCTATTAACACAAATCTCAACCAATCGCCATATTTTGACGATTACGACCAAGATAAACAATTCAATCGAATCTTGTTTAAGCCGGGATTTGCGGTTCAAGCTCGTGAGCTTACACAGTTACAAAGCATTCTGCAAAACCAAATTGAACAGTTTGGTGATAACATATTCAAAGAAGGAAGTATTGTAAAAGGTTGTACCTTTAATAATTACGAAGACTTAAGATATGTTAAAATTGATAATACAGCAGCTGTTAACCCAGAGCTTTATCAGAGTGGAGTAGTTATTGAAGACCCAGGTGGCGATGCTATTGAAATTGATGAAGTTTATGTTATGCAAGGTACCATATCTGGACTTCGTGCTCAAATTATTAAAGCAGTATCAGGTACAAATCGTACAGCAAAACCAAGTACATATTGGATTAAGTATTTAGCTCCAGCTGATGCAGCTACCACATATACAGAGTTTACAGATGGTGAACCTTATACTATTACTGTATTTAGAAAGAAACGTGGAACTCAAGAGTCTAATGAACCATCGAGTGAAGTCGTACTTTCAGCAACAGCTGGTAATGCCGTTGCAAGTGGAACTGGAAACGTTGGTAAAGCATTTGGTATTCAAATGTCACCAGGTATTATTTTCCAAAAAGGACATTTCATATTTGCATCAGAGCAAACATTAATTGTTGAAAACTATAGTGAAACACCTGCAGACAAATCAGTAGGTTTCCAAGTAACAGAATCTAAAATCAATGCATTACAAGACGACTCATTATTTGATAATGCATACGGTTCTAAAAACGAAAACGCACCTGGTGCAGATAGATTAAAATTAACACCAACACTTGTTGTTAAAACTCCTACAGAAGCTGCAGAAGATTCTGACTTCTTCTCACTTATTCGTTACCAAAACGGAAACGCTGTTGGATTAAGAGATGTTTCTCAATATAATATCCTCGGTGAGGAAATGGCTCGAAGAACATACGAAGAGTCAGGTAACTACGTATTAGAACAATTCCCAGTTTCAAGTGACGACAGAATACCAGAAGGAGCAAGTGATAGTGAAGTTCATGCACTTGTAGGTCAAGGCGTTGCATATGTTAAAGGATTCCGTGTAGAAAATTCTGGCGAAAGAAGTATTCAAATTGACCAAATTCAAAATACAGAATTAGTTAATAATCAAAGCATTGGTAATCAGTACGGACATTATGTCGATGTTACGAGTTTTAGTGGACGAATTGAAATTGATTTTACACCAGTTGATTTACAAAAAGCAGATGGTACTAAAATGGGTGAAGCAATTGCTGTCAACCTTACACCAACAAGATTATATCTTGCACATGTACAATTACTTGAAAATATTTCATTGCTTTCAAGAGTATCAGATGGAAACGGATATATTGAAGTAGGTAACAAATTAAAAGAAGTAAATAAAAAACCATTAGTATTTGATTCTAGTATTTTAGGTACGTTTGAGTTAACTGATACATTAGTTCCTGTAAGACAAAAAGTTCAAGCTAACCATTCAAGTGGTACAATTACACTAACAGCAAACCCTGGTGAAGATTTTGATTGTCAACAAGATGACATTTTAGTAATCACTGGTAACGGAGTAAGAGAAGCTGTAACTGGATTAACAAAGTCACTAAACAATTCTCAAATGGATTTAACTATTAATTCAAGTGCGCAAAACCCAGTTTATATTTACCACAACAGAAGATTGGTAGGCACTGGTAGTAACGGTATTGACTCATATAATAAAGTGGTAAGAGATTCTTGGATTAAGGTAATTTACTCAGGTAATGCTACACCTGCTAATACTCAATACAACTTAGGTTTCCCAGATGTATTTAAAATTAAAACAGTTAAAGATTCAACTGGTGCTATATTTACAAATAGCTTTAAACTAAATACAAACCAAAAAGACCAGTACTACGACTTATCATTTATGGAATATATTCCTGGTCGACCAAAGCCAGCTGATGGCGATCTTTTAATACAATTAGAATCATTCCAAGTCTCAGGTGCTACTGGTGAGTACTTTTTCTCAATCAATAGTTACCCGAATACACTTGATAGAAGTGACATACCGGTACATACAAGTGACACAGGAGTGGTATATAACTTACAAGACTGCTTAGACTTTAGACCACACTGTGATAAAGAATCTAACGCTACTTACGGTGCAAATGAGTCAACTGCAGACGGTGGCTCTGCTCTACCTGCAGTCGGACAAACACAAGCAACCTTTGCTGCTTACGGTGCACCATTAATTCCAGCAATTAATGAAAGTGTAACAACTGATATTGAATATTATCTCAAACGTATTGATGCTATTGTTGCTGATTCTTACGGTGAAATTTCAATCATTAAAGGTAAGGAAGCAAGACGTCCAGTTCCACCTCAAGTTGAAAATGATAAGCTTGTTATTGCAGATGTTACTGTTCCAAGTTTCCCTGCACTTTCATCTAAGGTAGCATTTGAAAAGAACGCAAGAGATTACTCAGTAAAAATTAAACCAACTGGTGTTAAAGCATATCGAATGAAAGATATGCATGCGCTTGAGCAGAAGATTGACAATATGGCTTATTATATCAGCCTTAATCAGCTTGAGTCAGATACACAAAACTTATTAATTACAGACGAAAATGGATTAAACAGATTTAAAAATGGATTTGTTGTAGAACCATTTAATGATTTATCACTATCTGATATCAGTAATCCAGAGTTTAGGTCAGCAGTTCCATTTAACCAAAAGATTTTAACACCTGAAGTTAAGACATTCCCAATTGATTTAAAATATAAATCAAATACAAACGGTAGCCTTTTCCCATCAGTAAATGACCCTGCAATTGGTACATTATCTAAAAATAGTAATGTTGAAATTATTAATCAGCCTTATGCAACGGACTTTAGAAACTGCGTAAGTAACTTCTTTAAATATGTTGGTGAAGGTGTTATTTCTCCACCTTACGATGCTGCTTATGATACAACAACAAACCCAGTTGAAATAGAAATTGATTTAGGAACACCATTCCAAGAATTTGTTGATGTCATTCAAAGATTCCTTCCAATGACTGATACTCGTGTACAGCAGATTGATTTTGAAAGAACAGGAAGAGGTGGTGCTGGTATTGCAACAGACCAAATCACAACAATACTAAATGAAATTGTAGTTAATAATAATACAATCAGTTCACCTGTTGGTGACTTTGTATCTAACTTCCAATTTGAGCCATTTATGGCATCACGTGACATTAAACTTTATATGAGTGGTTTAAGACCAGACACAGAACATTATTTCTATTTTGATGGTGTAGATGTTAATGCTCATATTTGTAAAGGCTCTCCAGCTGATACAGTAAGCGGAATCGAAAGACTTGGAGATAAAGGTGTTACATCAATAAGAACAGACGCTAATGGTAATTTACGAGCTGTATTTAATATTCCAGCTGAAACATTCTATGTTGGAGATAGAGTATTAGAAGTTGCAGACGTTGACACATATTCAAGTATTGATTCAGCATCTACATCGAAAGGATTCGTTACATATCGTGCATATAACTTTAGTGTCGAGAAAACATCACTAACAACTTCAACAAGACAACCTGACTTTGATGTTAATACACGAACAACTACAAGAAACGTTACAAGAAGGGTAAGAGGTCGTGACCCGATCGCTCAAACATTCTTTATTACGAAAGGTATGGGTCAAGGTAGTAACTCAGTATTCTTATCTGAAGTTGATGTATTCTTTAAACGTGTAAGTACTGATAACGGTATTACTTTACAAGTGCGTGAGGTTATTAACGGATATCCAACTAATCAAATCGTACCATTCTCTAAAGTACATAAGTTACCTGCAGATTTAACAAGTGCTGCATCTGATGATGCTTCAGTTGCAACTACATTTGCATTCGACGCACCTGTTAAACTTGATGTTGAAAAAGAATATGCAATTGTATTACAACCAGATGCATCTGACCCTAACTATTTAGTATTCATATCTAAAGTTGGTGGAACAGATTTAACCCCAGGTAACTCACAAGGTTCTGCAATCGTACAGGACTGGGGTGACGGTGTTCTCTTTACTTCAACAAATAACCAAGCATGGTCATCTTACCAAGACGAAGACATGAAGTTTACTTTACGAAGAGCTAACTTTAATGCAGCAACCGGTCTTGTGAAAATGACTCCTAATAATCCAGAGTTCTTAACAGTAGGAAATATTGCTGGACAATTTAATGTCGGTGAAAAAATATACCAAGATGAAGCTGCGTTCCCAACTGCTAACGTTTCTGTATCTGAAAGCAGTACAACGGTTTCTGGCGGAAGTAACTTAGACAATGTTTATAGTGCTGGTGATTTTATTAGATTACACGATTCTGGTAATAACGTCAATGGTATTTACAAAATTGCATCAGTTGATAGTGGAACATCATTAACACTTGAAAGTGAATGGGGTTACACAGGTGCAACAGTAAATCACAAACCAGTAACAGTCGGTGAGTTAGCATATTTAGATAAACAAAATCCAGATATTATGCACCTTGAAAATAGTTCTGCCACAGCAACTAAGAAGTTTGTTACAGGTCAAAATGTAGTTGGATTAGATACTGGTGTTACTGCTCAAATTTCAAGCATTGACAATATTAATATAAGTTATTTCCAACCATTTATTGCAAAAGTTAATGATTCTGTTTCTACTACTACATTTGACGGAACATTTGTACCAGTAAATGACGTTAACATTACTTACGATTTACCGCTGCAATTTAATGATAATAACCACTTTAACGAAAAGGGTGTTGTTCTCTTTAGTACATCAAATGACCCATCAGGTTCAAAATCGTTTGATTTAAATGTTAATATGACTAACGGTGGTAATCAAACATCAACTCCGTTTATTGATATTGAGATTTCTAAATTACTAGCGTATCAATATACATTATCAAATACAGCTGATGACTCATCTAAATATATTTCTAAAACTGTAGAATTAGCCTCTGATTTAGATGCTGAGGATTTAAATGTTATATTAACAGGTTACAGACCAGCAGGAACTGACATTAAAGTTTATATTAAAGCACAAAGCCCATTTGATGGAGCTGCAATGAACACTGTTCCATGGACTGAGTTAGAGTTATTTGAAGGTGTTGGAATATTCTCAAGCACAACTAATATTAGAGATTATAAAGAATACAGATATAAAATAGCTGATGCAAATAAAACTGCAGGTGTTTACGAATATACAAGTGACAATGGAACATTCCAAGAGTTTAGAAGATTTAAAATTAAAATCGAGTTACTATCAAGCAATATCCATAGTGCTCCTACACTAAAAGATTACAGAGCAATTGCATTGACATAGGAAATTAAGTTATGAGTAATATAAAAAGAGATGGAAATAGTGGAGCAGTACTCAACACAGATGTAGCTGCGCTGAATAAATATAAAGTAGAGCGATCCTATTATCGTAAAGTAGACAAGCTACAAGACGATATTTTGGAAATCAAAAGAAGTATAATTTCCATTTACGAGCGAATTGAAAAGCTGGAAAACAAGTAATGGCCAAAAATATATCAAACATACAAACCACTGACACGTTCCAGGAATGGCTCGATAAAACTAACGAATTAGCAGCCGCCTTTAGAACAGAAACACTTACAAGTGGTTCTGGCGATTCAGCTGCAACAGGTAATGCTGTTTTAAATGGTAATTTTACATCTACAACTTTTCTAGGAAATGTTCAAACAGATGTTATTTCATCTCAAACATCTTCTGCTACTATTGATGTTAATAGTCCAATCAAAATTAATGGTGCATCTCAAACGACTGCAACATTTTCTAACGGAACTGGTGGACAAGCTGCATTTACAAATGGCTCTATTACATGGGATGTAGGTTTAAAAGATTCAGGTGGTGCATTTTTAATTAACACTGGCACAGGAGATAGTAAATTTGAGCTGTCATCAGCTGGTACATTAACTGTTCCAAATATTACAGCAACTGAAGACATCACTGCTACTAATTTTATTGGGGATGGTTCTCAATTAACAGGTGTTGTATCATCTGTTGCTATTGACGATATTTCAGATGTTACAATTACAAATGTGCAAAGTGGCCAAGTATTAAAGTACAATGGTTCAGCTTGGGTTAACGATACAGACTTTGACTCAGGTACAAATGCTGATACACTTGATAACTTAAATAGTACACAATTTTTAAGAAGTGATGCTAACGATACTTACACAGGCACACTAACCGTTACTGGTGATATTAACCAAGACGGAAACTTAGCAGTAGATGGTGCACTAACAGTTACTGGAGATATTACAACTGCTTACAGTTCATCAGATTTAAGATTAAAAGATAATTTAAAAGTTATAGGAAATCCACTAGAGAAAATTGCAAATATTAGTGGTTACACATTCAATTATAAAGATAAACCCCGTGAAACGATTCCGGGAGTTGTTGCACAGGAAGTTGAAAAAATACTACCTGGTGTTGTTTTTGACCACGAAAGAGATGGGGAAACATACAAAGCCGTTCGCTATGACCAATTAATTCCATTATTAATCGAGGGAATTAAAGAATTGACAGAAAAAGTTAATGATTTAGAAGGTAAGTTAAATTCATAATGAGTACTTGGGTACTGACCTAATAAATAATAGAATAATATAAAGGGAAAAGTCTAAATGGCAAAAATTTCAGAATTACCTCCTATTACCGGTGCTAATACTAGGCCAGAGGATTTATTTGTTATTGTCAACCTAGTACAAGGTGACGATGGTACAAGTAATATCACAAGGAAAGAACTGGTACAAGCAATCCAGTACGAAGTTTTTGACCGCATAACAATTACTGGCGGTACTATCTCTGGTGTCCAAATGCGTGACTCCACGCTGGATAATGTTCGTATTGATAACTCTGACATTGAAGATACTGATTTTGTTAGAGGCTCAATACAAGACACCGAAATTTTTGACTCTACCGCAAACAATATTACAATTACTTCATCGTCATTTACTAATGGTTCTTTAGTATCTTCAACTGGTGAAGATTTAGACATTGCTAATTCTGATATTGACGACTCTAGATTTACAAATTCTACAGGTAATAACATTGTACTTACAAGTTCAGAGCTGAATGATAGTACAGCAAACAATGTTGTTATAACAAATTCTGAGTTTAATGATGGCACAGGAAATAATGTCACATTAACAAACTCTATTATCGATGATTCTACAATCACTGATAGTTCTGCAAATAATGTAACGATTACTCAATCAACGTTTGCAGATGGCGCGCTCAGCAATAGCACAGCTAATAATATTACAATGACTTCTTCCACATTTGGAAGTGGTGATATATTTGACAGCACAGCTAATAACGTTACGATTACTAATTCTGATTTCTCAGAAGGTACTGGTTCAAATAATACATTTACAGATACAACACTTCTTGGTGGTACTGCAAATGCTGTAATCATTACTAATTCAGAATTTAATGATGGTACTATTAATAATACTATTATTACTTCATCTGAATTTAATGATGGCACTGGTAATAACGTAACACTTACAAATTCAACGATTGATGATTCTGTATTTACAGATGGTGCAATATCTAATACCTCATTTACAGGTACAATGGATAATGTTGTAGCTACTGATATGACAATTAGAAGTTCATCTGCAGATGGATTATCTTCTAATAACTCAACATTCGAAAACGGTGCTGTATCAGGTTCAACGTTTGACGGCGGTACGATAACAAATTCTGACCTCGTTGACTTTGATATGAATCTATCTAACGAGATGGACCCACCTATCGACGATGACGCTTTCTTTGCTGTCAAAAATGAGAAAACAGGTGAGACAGAAAAAGTTAATATGTCTCAACTTTATGATGACATTTCTCGCAGAACAGCACAAGCGTTAAAAGTTCATGTTGATGCTGGTTCAGGTGACGACGATAACCCAGGTACACAATTACAACCTGTCAGAACATTAGAAAGAGCGTTTGAGCTCTGTTTAGAAAAAGCAGGTGGTGAGCTTAACAGAAACGCAATTAACAACGCTGTACATATTTCAGTCGGCCCAGGTACATATTATACTAAAGGTAACTTAATGCTACCTGATGATTGTTCATGTACTTCTACAGCTGGTCAGTATGCTACAGTAATCGAATTAGAAAAAGGTTATGAGAACAATAATGGTATTCTCGTAGGTTCTGGTTGTTATGTTCAAGGATTTGGTTACCAAAACTTCCAAGTTGATAACTTTGATTTCCCAGAAGGTGGATTCGCGATCGCTTATCGACCTGGTGCTAAATTATTACGTTCTCCGTATTTAAGAGATAGTACTCAGTTATCTAACTTCCTAAGACAAGATGTTGAACCACCTTTAAATCCATATAACACAAAAGGTACTCTTGCTGATTTAGGTAGAGAGTTTACTTTAGAGGCTGGTCTAACAGGTGATTGGAATCTCGACGATGAAGTTGTATTCTCATCTGGTGCTGTAGGTTACTTATCTTGGGACGATTCGCAGGATGCAATTAAAGGTGTTCCTGGTGATATTGCAACTTATCGTAAAATTAGAGTTCGTAACCTTAAGAACAATCAAGGATTTGCGGTTGGTGACACAGTAACTACTGAATCAGGTGGTGTAGGTGTTGTCGAATCTATTGGTATTGACGACTTCCCGAACAGAGCGGTTGGTAGAGGTGGTGGTTGTGTACTCGCAGACAGAAGAGTACTAGACACAGACTCACTATATACTTACGTATTATGTTTTGGTTTCACACCTCGTACTCAAAACGGTATAGGTTATGTTGCAAGAGACGGTGCTGGTGTTAACGGTATTGGTTCTCTATCCATCTTCGTACGATGTGCATTCTATGCATTGAATGGTGGACAAATGACACTGAACAACTCAGGTACTCAGTTCGGTGACATCTCAATGAGAGCAAAAGGTACAACACAGTTCTTTGCTCCTAAGTCAACCACTGCAACAATTATTGGTAACACTGCATTTGCTGATACAATTGATAATTCTGCTGATGATATTATCGACGATGTTGTTACTTATCTTACATCGAATACAGCAAACGGTGGATTAGGTTACCAAGAGTATGATTCAGAAAAATGTTTAAGAGATTCAGGTATTGTACTTGATGGAACAGGTTATGACATTGCTCTCGATACTAACTATTGGGGAAGACTTGGTGGAATTACATATAGGTCTCCAATCAGTTATGTTGTACCAGGCGAACAATTAGAAGAAACAAAAGGTGCACTTGAATATCTAAGAGACAGAACAAAAGAGGTATTCGAGTCTGGTAATAATCAAATTAACGAGCGTATTGATACTTCATTCGGCGAATTACTCAATGTATTAGAGTATGGCGAAGAAAATATGAATCCGATTATTTGGAAAGATACTTCGGTTCCATATACTGCAGCTCGTAACTTAATACAAGACAATAAAGATTTTATTGCTAACGAACTTATTGATTGGATTGAAAATAACGATGAGTTCTATGCATACGACAGTGCAGCATGCAGAAGAGATGTTTCAGATTATATTCTTCCAGCTGTTAAAAATGACATGATGTTTGATACTAACTATAACTCAGTTACTGCTGGACGTGCTTATTATATGGCTACTGCAAAAACTGTTATGGAAAATCAAAACAATGAAACAGTAGCTGCATACAAGAGATTAAAAGACCAAACAAACGAATTAATTGACGGACAATCTTATGAAGCATCATCTAGACTTGATGCTGGATACGACCAAATTTTAGAAATCTTAGAAAATAAAGGAACACAGTTTACTCCTTCCGCTGCAACTTATGACCCAGAAACTGGTCTATCAGTTATCACACTCGGCGAAATGAAGAACTTTACTCCAACTGATGCTGACTATGACCCTGCTACTGGTATTATGACAGCAACTATTGGAGCTCATACATTAACAACTGACGACCATATATGGTTTAAACCAGAAGGAATGACATTTAGTTGTAACACTGGTTCAGGTAATCAGAACCATGCG